CCTGGCCCAGCCATTATTTTTTACCGCCACCAAATTTTTTAACTCTGCCACCTTTTTTCATGTAGCCCATTTTGTTTCTAACTTTTGTTGGTAATTTTGCTAGACCTGGGTTTTTTTCTTTGTCTACAGGTTTTAAACTACCGCCATCTTTTTTACCAACTCTTAAAACGTCTTTTCTAAGTTTATCACCTTCTCTTTGAAGTCTTCTACTGTCTCTTTGAATTTTTCTACCTCCAACAAGATCTTTTCTAGAAACGCCTTTTTTCTTAGCGTCTTTTATTGCTTCACCCATTTCTTTATCTTGAGATTTTAATTTTCTTGTTTTCTTACCAAGATTTTTTAAGTGTCTTGCTTTGTATTCATCTGCAGCACCACCTGATTTAGGTTTAACACCTACAATACCAGGTCTGCTTTTACCACCTGTTAAAAATTTGTATGCTTTAAAAAATTTATTAGCCATTATTTTTTTCCTCCTCGGAATATTTGTGTTCCTTTAATACCAAAAATGCTAGCCACGACAAGGATCCATAAATTCGTGAACCATTTCGGAAGAGATTGAAAATATTCAAAGAATAGTTTTACCTTTTCCATTGCAGTAGGGTCATCTGACATGACTGCCCACATTAATACTATAATCGGTGCAGAAATTATTACAAGTACAAATTCGTCCTTATAATCATTTTGTCTAGCCTCTAAAAGTTTGCCTTGGTAGGCTTCTTCGCCTTTAGCCATCTTTTCTGCATGCATTAATTGTGCATCAGACATGGCCATTTTTGTTTTTTGCTTATTGGCGTATATCTTAGCGCCAGCTTGCACTGCAATCTTTGCTAAACTAAACCAAGCCATAATTAAAATAGTTTTGCTGTTTTTTTCTTTTCGGCTAACACACCTTTTTGACCTTTTACGGCAAAAGTTTGTGTTTCTTGTGGGTTAGTCATCTCAACTTCAACTCCGCCAGTTTTGTAACCGTCTTTGTTGATGAATTGATTGTGATCTACTACCACTTTGTCACCATTTTTTATTTTTTTCATATTTTCTCCTTAATCGTCTATGCCGATAACAGTATTACCTGCTCCAGACTTTGCAAGTGATACTCCGGCTCGTAGTTTAGCTAATTTTTCATTTTGTTCAAGCTTTTCTTCCTTAAATTCTTGATCCATCATCGTTCTTGCTTTAGCTAAATTCATTTTTTCTTCAGATTCTTTGGCTTTTCTTTCATTTTCCATTGCTCTAAGGTCAACTTCTCTAGATTTTAGCTTCAATAGTGGGTCTGAATCAAATTGTGAAGTAATTTTGTTCTCTTCTTTTGCAAATTCTGCTGTCATTTCAGAAATTAAAATTGCTTTTCTTGATTCTATCTTTTCTAAAGTCATTTTTACTTGATTTCCAATCATTGGATCTTGCATTGCTGCTTGTTGTAGCTGTTGAACTTCCATTAACTCTTGTTTGAACTCTAATTGTACCTGTTCTTGTGCCATCAAAGCAATATGCTCAAGTATATTTTTCTGCATTAGACCCATAGTGATCGGTGAGTTTCTAACCATGTTAACTTGCATGAAGTTTAAGTGTGCATCGATGTGTGCTCTGTGATCCTGACCAGGAAAAGCTTGAAAAGGTTTCCCCGCAATAGCTTGAATGTGTTCCATGGCAGGATCCATAGGGGTTGGTTGAGCAGGTGCTGGTAAAATTGCATTTACATTTTTTACACCGATGGCTTCATACATAGATCTATATGCTTGATATAGATTATGAATTTGTGGATTCGATTGCGCTAATTGTAATTGTGTTTGCGCCATAGATATTCTCTGTGTTTGTGAAAATATATTTGGATCTGCTACAGGTAAGATATCTACTTTGTCATCAAAGTCAGTAATTTTTACTTCTCTTGATCCACCAACAACATCATAAGGATATTCTGATGGTAAATAAGTTTTAAATATATCAGCTAGTAATTTAAATTCTTGTTTTAATCCTACGTATAATCTTTTGTGTATTGCTGACATTACCCGCGATCCACGCTCCAATAATGCTACTGTTGTTCCAACTGCAGCTCTTTGGTTTCCGTCGCCCACTTGCATATCTGCAATAGCCGCGAAACGTTGACCTGCACCAACTACAATACCTAATAAATTTAATAATGTTGGAGATGGTTCTTTGTAAGGTAACGTCATAAACTGATCACGAATGTTGCCACCCGGAGCGTCTACATCTCTAAACTCTCCAGGTTGCAAGGGTTGTGCATCGTCCCTAACTCTTATACCTCTAGATTTAAATCCAGCTGGTAAATTAGATAAAGTTCCTGCATCTAATAATTGTCGTAATGCAGAAGTTGCAGTTCTAGATAATCCACCAATCATGTGAATTAATCCAAAACCATAAAATCCTAAACCTGGTAAAAATTTGAAATGTACAAAATAATTTGTTTTAGTTTTTTTAGAATCACTTTCTTTGTAGTTTCTTCTTATTGATAAAATTTTTCTTGATCCTTCTTCTACAGTTATAACATAAGGAAGTTTGATTCCTGTTGGTTCACCATCTTGTCCTATGTCTTCAAAACCTTCTATTTCACAATTAACATGACACTCTAACAAAGTGTAAATATCATCTTGTTTAGTTTGTTTTACTCCTTCTATGTCTGCTTCTTTTTTTGCAATGTCATCTGTTTGCATAGCAGGATCAGATAATTCTATGTCTGAATAAAATCCACTGACTTGTTGTTTACGTAAATCATTCTCTGACATTTTGATTACATGAACAATGGCTTCTGCATCATCTAGACTTGTTGCTGAGTAGGGTACTACCAAATCATCGGCAGGTATAAACTTAGAAACCGCCCTACCCAAAAGATCATCATAATAGACCTTCTTAAAAGTCGACCCGCTTAGAGGGAGGTAAAACAACATTTGGTCAAACTCCGGTTCATATTCTTTCATCTGGTCCATGATCTGGTAATTCATAAAATCTTTAATTCTGTTTGATTGATCTTGTTTCTGTGGTGTTTGCATACCCAAGATCTGTGTTCTTACAGGTCCATCTGATGGTAATAATTCTTTATAAGCTTGAGCTTGAAATTGTGTTACGGCTTCTGACAATACAGGATGAGTTACACCTGATGCACCTTTGAATGGTTCTGTTCTTCTTTCGTATTTAAAACCAAGAAGGTCTAGACCATTTCTATAACAATCTTCCCAGTCTTTTCTTGAAGCTCTATAATCTTTGTAATCGTCTACTAACTTTGCACCTAGTGGATCTAAAATTGTATCGTCTAAAAGTTCTGCTAAATTTTGATCGTGTGAACTTGATACAGGTTCTACTGCATTTGGATCAAAAGAAATTTCTGCACCGCCGTCGGCAGTTTCCATAACTTCTACTTCTTTTGGTTCTTCTTTAATATCCTCAACTACTGTGTCTACAGCGACGTCTTCAACATTTAACTCAGGTTCGTTTGGTAAACCTTTTTCTATATCTGCCATGATTTCTCCCTAATATGTTTTAGTAGCATATTTTCTAAGACTTTCCAAGCCCTTTGAATTTGGGCCAAATTGTGGCGCTACTGTTGTTGTTAAATTCATGAGACCTCCAGATTTCATCCCTATTGCCTCAAGGCCTGTTAAATCATCTTTTCTCTCTTTTGCTCTTTCTGCTTTTATCATTGCATCTTCTATTTCTCTGTTTTGTAAATCAACAGAATCTTGTATATATTTTTTTGCACCTTCCTCGGTTACTATACCCTGATCATCAACATAACCCATCTTTGTTCCTAATTCTTGAAACTGTGGTTTTAATGTTTGATATGCTTGTTTAGATCTTAATTTTTGCCTATAAGTTCCACCTTGTAATCTTTCTAAATTACTTAGTCTGTCTCCCATATCTAAAAATTCTCTAGGAGCATAAATATCTTGTCCATATTCTTCTTTCATTCTTTCATCTATACTTCTACCTCCCAAACCAAATGTAAGATCACTAATTATCTCACCTTTATCAGCTCCAGTTCCATAACCATATAAAGCAAAAGGAGCAGAGACTGCTGCTTCAAAAGCTATTGCACCAGGACCTAAAGTTCCTGATATAAAACTTTTAGCAGCTCTAAATTTAGAAATAGATCTAGCTTTTGCTTTTGGTGATCCAGATAGTACAAGTCTTTGGTTTCTTTTTATATCATCAATATAATTCATAGGATCATCACAACGAGCTACTCCACCTGACTGTGCAGAAAATTTACATTTAAATCCTGCTTCTCTTAATCCTTTTGCTAATTCTTTATCTCTTAAATCTTCAAAACCATAAAACATTCCTTTCTTCATTTTTTTAGCTTGTGTGCCAAGTCTATTTATAATGGCTTGTTCTCCTCCTTTTGCAAAAGGTTTATTTACATTTGCCATAGCT